CGGGCAAGATACACGATTTAAGGGTCCTGTTGAAGTAGCGGAAACAGTTTCTGCTACATATGGAACGGGCGGAAATAACCAACCGTTTGTGGTGGAACATTTTCATAAAGCATACGGCATCTGCGGAAAATACAGCAATTCCATGCTTTCCGACAATCCCAACAGCGGATTTTACGAAGCAGATACTGCAAGAACGATTGATACAAGCAATCAGTCTCCATGCAAAAATCAGGGTGGAATTGTTGTCGTTGAGGGAAATGGTTCACGTCCATCACATCACGGCAACGGGTATAAAGAATCGGAAACAATGTACACGCTGAATTGTACTGAAAATCATGCTGTTGCCTATGGAATTGGCAGACCTGCAATGAATCAGGGTTACAATGCAAAATTCAGTTTTCAGATTGAAGAGGAAAAATCCCCGACACTTGTTGCATCAGGTGCAGGCGGAATTGCTCATCCGAAATACTCCACAAGCAAAAATTCTCATCATACTGTTGCTAAAAAGGAAAAAGCAAATACACTTGTGGCATCAGACTATAAAGACCCTCCGGTTGTCAACGACAGCACTCCTGAAATTGAATACATCGTAAGACGACTGACACCGCAGGAATGTGCGTTACTGCAAGGTATGCCGACCTGGTGGTGTGACGATATCGGCATTGAAAATCCGACCGAAGAACAGATAAATTGGTGGCTGAATGTTTTTGAAATCTACAATAAGGCAATCGGAAAAGAGTGCAAGCCAAAAAGCCGTAAGCAGATTGAAAAATGGCTGAAAAATCCGTACTCCGATAGTGCCACTTATAAAATGTGGGGAAATGGCATCGCTTCAAGCAATGCTTTGTTCGTTCTGTCAGGAATCGCCTATTATGCACAAAACGAGGGAAAATAATTCTACATATCCCACACTTGCTATCTGTGCCATTCAGAGTTATCATGTGTACTACCGAAAAACAAATGGAGGTAAGAACATATGACAATTAAATTTCAGCTTACAGGAGAAAAGCGAAAAGGACTGGTGAATGCCATCAGCGAGATTATCGGTGCTCCTGCCGAATATCAGTTCATGCCGACCTGTGCATATAAAATCGGTGACTTTTACACTGTCACCAAAGAAGGCAATCTTGAAATCAGCGATTCAGCAGACAAAAAAGAGGTTGAGATGCTGATTGATGAACTGGTACACAGAGGCTATGATGTTCCGCTTGATGAAGAAGAAAATGGTCTGACGGTAGAGATGCCTTTGGAACTGATTGATGAATCAACGCTTGACAGACTCAGAAAAATTGTAGAAAACAAGGGTGAACTTTTCAAGACAGCATTCAAAACTGACAACCTTGAAATCGTCGCTGAAGAAGATAAGATTTGCTTTCCTTGGTTTACACTTGAAAATGATGATGACGCCGCTGCCTACTGCACTTTCATTTCCATGCTCTGCGAATTTGCAAAGAATCAGAAGCGTATCAACAACAAGCCTGAAACCACTGATAATCCCAAATACACAATGCGTTGTTATCTCCTTCGATTGGGTATGATCGGTGCAGAGTATAAGGCGATAAGAAAGGCACTGCTCAGAAATCTTTCAGGCAGTTCAGCTTTCAGAAAGGTGGGTAATTCAAATGAAGTTTCCGAATAAAGCATATCTTGAAAATCTCAGAAAACAGTATCCTATCGGAACGAAGATACAGCTGATTTCTATGCGTGATGAAAAATATCCAATTCTTCCCGGAACGATCGGTGAAGTAACTCATATCGATGATATGGGTTCCATACACATGAAATGGCAAAACGGCTCTTCTCTTGCCCTGATTCCAGAAGTGGATTCTTTCAAGGTTTTGGAAGCCGAAAAATAAGGCAGAACCTATTCCATCGTACTGTATTTTACCATAGAAAATCAAGTAAAGCAAGACTGTATATTACACAATTATTCGGCGGATATACAGTCTGTTTTTCTGTTAATTTAGCCGCTTGATATGTCCTCCGTAATGCGGTAATATGTGATACAACGAAAGGGCAGAAAGCCCGAAATTACGGAGGAAAATACCATGAACGCTAAAACAGAAAGACAGATTGAAAACCTGAAAAATCAGACCATCGGGGTTGAAATTGAGATGAACCACATCACAAGAGAACGAGCTGCAAAGCTTGCCGCAGACTTTTTCGGAACAGGCAGATACGAATTTACAGCAAGCCGAAACGGATATAGCACCTGGTCAGCTTGGGACGCACAAGGCAGAGAATGGAAATTCCAGAAAGACGTCAGCATTGCAGGATGCGATGCTGAAAAGTGCGAACTGGTTACACCGATTCTTCACTACAGCGACATTGAAACTTTGCAGGAACTGGTCAGAAAGCTTCGCAAGGCAGGAGCAGTAAGCCACGCAGGGGTTGGGGCAGGAGTTCATATTCACATAGGAGCGAATGGACACACACCGCAGAGCCTGAGAAACCTTGCAAACATCATGGCAAGCCACGAAAGACTGATTGCAGATGCTTTGAAAATTGACCAGGGCAGAATGAACAGATATTGCAGAACGGTAAACCCAAGATTCATTGAAGAACTGAACCAAAAGAAACCCACCACAATGGCACAGTTTGCAGACATATGGTACACAGCAAACGGTGCGAATTACGGCAGAAATCAACATTACAACGACAGCAGATACCATATGCTGAACTTCCACGCAACCTTTACAAAAAGCACAATCGAATTTCGACTTTTCCAGTTTGACAAGCCTACAGCAGAAAAGAAAAACGGACTTCACGCAGGACAATTGAAAAGCTACATTCAGCTTTGCCTTGCACTTTCCGAAATGGCAAAGGAACTGAAAACAGCAAGTCCAAAGCCACAGCAAACGGAAAATCCGAAATTTGCAATGCGAACATGGCTGATTCGATTGGGACTGGTTGGCGAAGAGTTCTCCACAGCGAGAAATTTTCTTACCAAGAACCTTGACGGAGATGCAGCCTTCCGATTCGGCAGAGCCTGAAAAGGCTCGCACCTCAAAGGCAACGGGTGGCAACACTGCCGCCCACGTTGCTTTTGTGGGATAGTTTCCCCACCAAATAAATCAAGCCACACAAGCTCGCACAGCCCCTGATTTTGCAAAGTATAATCTGAACAAATACCACACAGGAAAAGGCACAGATATTTTGTAGATTTAGCGGGTTGCATTCACTCCGAAAAAGAGTTAATATGTGACTACCGCAAAGCGGAATTCACGAAAAGGAAGATTTGCAATGAAAAGATATTACCTTGCTTATGGCTCAAACCTCAACGTCCGTCAGATGAAGTACAGATGCCCAACAGCAAAAATCGTTGGAACGGCGGTTATCAGGGATTATGAACTGCTTTATAAAGGCAGCAAGACAGGCTCTTACCTCACTATTGAAAAAAAGAAAGATTCGCTTGTTCCGGTTGCTGTCTGGGAAGTGACTGCCGCCGATGAACACAGCCTTGATATTTATGAAGGCTATCCAAGTTTCTACTACAAGAAAAATATGAAAATCAGACTTTCCGAAGCTGGAAAAATGATTGATACATTTGTGTATATCATGCACGAGGAACGCAGTCTTGGAATTCCAACTTCTGCATATGTCAGCACCTGCAAATTAGGATACACCATTTTCGGATTTGATTTCAAGTACCTTGATGAAGCCTATGAAAAAAGTCTGAAAGGAGTTGCCAACAATGAAAAATGAAACCCCGACTGAAAGAACCTGCCCGAAATGCGGATGTGTTTATACTGAAGTTCCTGCACTTTCCAGAACTGATAATGAAACGCTGATTTGCCCCGACTGCGGAATCCGTGAGGCTCTTGAAGCCTTGGGAATCTCCCTGGAAGAACAGGAAAAAATCATCAGCATCATTCACCGTAACACAGCAGAATAATCAAATACAAGCCGCCACGTTTGGCTGTGTGGTCATTCAGGGATTCCTCCGTAAAGTTTTCCCCATTGCAATGAAGCCCCACACGAGCCGACAGGGCGGCTTTGTGTTGCTGTCATATTCTACACAATCAGGGCTCCAATTTCGGTATGATGTTTGTTACATTTATTATCGCAGATACCGTTGACTATCAGCCTGAGATGCGGTAATATACAACACAACGGAACGGAAAACCGACCGAAAACCACGAAATTTGGAGGAAAACACCATGAACGAACAGATTAAAAACTACTTTGAAAGCCTCAGAATAAATTCTGAGAACGATGCCACCAAGCTGAGCCGTGGAACACTTGAAGCCTACTGGACTTACGAATTCAACCTAAACCACAACAGCAGCGAATTTGAATGCAACGAGCTTCCCTGGACAACAGACATGAGCGACTTTGTTAAGACAATGCGAGAGGCGGGAGTTGAAACAATTGCGATTACAGAAACAAGCACGGCACTCCTTGAAAATCTGCACAAACTTGCCGCACAGGGATGCAGCATTGATGGACTTTGCACGATAACCAGACCGGACATCTGGGGCAACGCAAAGGAATACCCTGCAATTCGTATCAGACTGAACTAAAAACCAAAGAGCCAAGGGGCAGAACAAACTGCCCCGCATACGGCTCAGAAAGGAAAACCATATGAAAGTACTTATCGTTGAACCGAGAAAACATCCAAGAGAAGCTGAAATTGACGGCAATCTGGAATCCATGCAGAAAACGGTCGGCGGGTATCTGCAAGCGATATACCCTTTTGAAGATGAAATTGCCCTTGTTTGTGATGATGAATCAAAACTGAAATCCGATACGGAGTGGAACAGAATGCTTCCTGAAACAGGCGACATCATCAAAGGCACATTTTTCATCGCAGGTCTTGGAGCAGAAGATTTTACAGATCTTTCTCCTGAACTTATGGAAAAGTACAAACAGCGATTTTGGAGCATTGAACTTTTCATTCCTACGCCAAACGGTATGATGCCAATTGTAATCAGGGACTGACAGCCCGCAAGTTCGCCTGTGACGGCAAGTAAAACCGATTCCGAATACCTTTCCGATTTGAAAAGCAACGCCACAAACGCAAACGTGGCGGCTGCTTTTTTGCTGTCATAATCTACACAATACAGGGGCGGTTTTCAAGCTGTATATTCTGGCAGTTTAGCCGCTTGCAATTACACACACTATGCGGTAATATGTAATCACCGAAAGGGAAAACAACCAAAAAACCACGAAATACGGAGGAAAACAAAATGGTATCATACGGAATTGCAAAGGCAAGAGCAATGGCAAACAGAGCAGACTGGAACGAAAGAACCGAGATCACAAAGGCAATTATCACTTGGGTTGATTCGGAATACGAATACGAACTGGAGATCGAAAACGAGTACAGAATGGACGATGCGGAATTCACCGACTGGGTAGAGGAAAACGCAGAAAGCCTTGCAAAGGCAGATGCGGAAGAAAACGGAACAACCTTTGAGGAAATCGACAGCATCGACTTTGAGGAAACGGACATTGATGATGATGCCCTTTTCGATGAGGCATACGAGGAGGCTTGCGAATTTGAGTGGGAATGCATGACGGGAAGATAAACCCTTCCCCCAACTTTCCAAACAGCCCCTGAACCAAGGGGGGCTGTGGCTCGTACAGCCGCTGTGTTGCCCTGTCCGGCGTAGTTTTGTTTCCTCCGAGTGGTTTTTCCTTTTCCGCAAATGCCCCACACAGGGCAACGTGGGGCTTACTTTTTTGGTTGGTATCATACACAATTTTCTGCTTTCATCTTTGTGCAGAATATGCTGGAAATTTCGTTGACTTCCCCTTTGTTTTATGGTAATATACATCATGCCGAAAGGCAAAAACAACGAAAGCAGGAGGAAAAAACAATGTGGACAGAAGGAACGATTCGGGTTGGAGCAAGCGTATTTCACTACTGGGTGAAACACTATGAGGAGCCTTCCATTTACGGCTACGAGGAAGGCAGAGCCTCAAAAATCTCCCTGCGGCGGAATGGCAAAACAGTGTTCAATTTCGACCGGGGCATGGATATTCCGCCGGAAGATGCGGAAACCGAAACTGCACTGGCGATCCTGCTGAAACAGTACAACTGATTCTTCCAAAACCAAATCTCATAAACCGGAGCCGAAAGGCTCTGGTGGTCGTACCGGAAAAATTTCTATTGGTGTATCTTACACAAGAAAGCGGCGAAATTTCTACGTTTTTTCTGTCTGTTTCGCCGCTTGCTATCCTTGAATTTGTATGGTAACATGGTTATAATGGGAATGGAATCTCGATTACAAAACTGCCCCTTGAGGGCGTTAAAATAAATGATGCAGACTTGCTTTTTGGCAGGTCTTTTTTGTTGAACGGAGGTGAATACAATGGCTCGATTCAAACCGACACGATTTATGGCGGAAGATTCCAAATACAATAAAAAGGCGGCAGACTATGCTGTTTCCTTCATCGAATGTCTTAGCCATACCAAAGGCACGTGGGTAGGGAAAAAATTTGAACTGCTGGACTGGCAGGAACAGATAATCCGTGACCTGTTTGGTGTTCTGAAACCGAACGGCTATCGGCAATTCAACACTGCCTACATTGAAATTCCGAAGAAAAATGGTAAGTCAGAACTTGCCGCCGCTGTTGCTTTACTTCTTACTTGTGGTGACGGTGAGGAAAGAGCTGAAGTTTACGGTTGTGCCGCAGACCGACAGCAAGCTGCCATTGTATTTGATGTGGCGGCAGATATGGTACGGATGTGTCCGGCACTCTCTAAGCGGGTGAAAATTTTGGCATCACAAAAACGCATCGTGTACCTTCCCACAAACAGCTTTTATCAGGTGCTTTCGGCAGAAGCCTATTCCAAGCACGGTTTCAACATCCACGGGGTTGTGTTTGATGAGCTTCATACGCAGCCGAACAGAAAGCTGTTCGATGTTATGACCAAAGGTTCCGGCGATGCCAGAATGCAGCCTTTGTATTTCCTGATTACCACTGCCGGAACGGACACTAACAGCATCTGCTATGAAGTACATCAAAAAGCAAAGGACATTCTGGAAGGCAGAAAACATGATCCGACTTTCTATCCGGTTATCTATGGTGCAGATGAATCTGAGGACTGGACTGATCCGAAGGTCTGGAAGAAGGCAAATCCGTCACTGGATAAGACTATCGGTATGGATAAGGTGGTGGCTGCGTGTAACTCTGCAAAGGAAACACCAGGAGAAGAAAACGCTTTTCGACAGTTGCGACTAAACCAATGGGTAAAACAGGCGGTGCGTTGGATGCCGATGGAGAAATGGGATAAATGCAAGGTATCATTTGATGAAGAGATGCTTGCAGGTCGTATCTGCTACGGTGGGCTTGACCTTTCCAGTACAACGGATATTACAGCTTTTGCTTTGGTATTTCCTCCAACTGAAGAAGATGAGCATTACTACGTTCTGCCTTATTTCTGGCTGCCAGAAGAAACGCTGCCCCTCAGAGTAAGACGTGACCACGTTCCATATGATATTTGGGAACGGCAAGGCTATCTGAAAACCACTGAAGGAAATGTTGTCCATTATGGTTTTATCGAGAACTTCATCGATGAACTGGGACAGAAATTTCATATCAAAGAGATTGCTTTTGACCGTTGGGGTGCAGTGCAGATGTCACAGAATCTGGAGGGACTTGGATTCACGATGGTACAATTCGGGCAAGGCTACAAAGATATGTCACCACCGACCAAAGAACTGATGAAGCTGACCTTAGAACAGACGCTTGCACACAACGGACATCCCGTTTTGAGGTGGATGATGGATAATATCTTCATTCGCCGTGACCCTGCCGGAAACATCAAGCCGGACAAAGAAAAATCCACAGAGAAGATTGACGGTGCGGTTGCCATGATTATGGCTCTTGACCGTGCAATTCGTTGTGGATGTGTTTCTGATGAGTCGGTTTATGATTTGAGGGAGATGCTGATTTTGTAGTTGTGATTACCCCTACAAAT